CATCCAATATGACTTTTAATCTGATCATGTAGTCATAGGTAGGTTTTTCACCGTATATGTTAATAAGACGATTGTAAATAAATTGTAAGTGTTCTCTTTTTATCATTTTTTATTTCTTTAAATTAATTACACCATTTTCAATAACATCATTAACCATTGATTTTTGCATATATTCTGTCCCTAAAGTGTGTTTCACTCCATTTTGGATAATATCATTAAACCTTTCATCACCATCTAACCAATCACCATCTTCAGTGTGTTTCACCCCATTTTGAATGGTATCTTTAACAGTGTTTTCTCGTGAAAGTTTAAGATCTATGGTGTTTTTCACCCCATTTTGGATTATTTCTTCAACTTGCCAATCAATATATTGTGTCATTGGGGAAATATTTCTCACCCCATTTTGAATGGTATCTTCAACTCCTGATTGAATCGATTCAGGCAAAAACAGGGTGTTTTTCACCCCATTTTGAATGGTATCTTCAACAAGCTTCTTATTTTCAAAAATCTTTGGACTGGTGTTTTTCACCCCATTTTTAATAGCATCTTCAACTTTATTATATTGTGCCCACCCAATCTCGATGTGTTTCACCCCATTTTGAATGGTATCTTCAACCGCACAATCATTAAAGATGTCACCAATAACGGTGTGTTTAACTCCATTTTGAATGGTGTCTTTAACAACGCTGCTTCGTCGTAGACAAATATCCCCGATCTCTTTAACCCCATTTTGAATGGTATCTTCAACTGAAGTGACTGTCAGTTTTGACAATGGAAAGGCGTACTTCACCCCATTTTGAATGGTATTTTCAACGCTTTTGGGACAATCTGTACTTGAACGATTGGTGCGTTTCACCCCATTTTGAATGGTATCTTCAACTGCCAATGGTCTAACCCCTTTATGTAATTCAGTTTCCTTCACCCCATTTTGAATGGTATCTTTAACTCTCAACTTGTTCTTTTGTCCATTTTGGATGGTTTCTTTCACCCCATTTTGAATGATATCTTCAACATCATATTTACAGTTTCCAACAGAACTGGAGATGTATTTTATCCCATTTTGAATGGCATCTTCAACCTCAAACGAATCTTCTTCCTCTATCATTCGGGTGTATTTCACCCCATTTTGAATAATATCTCCAACCAGTTCCGGATGAAGATGACCAACCGTAGATGTGCGTTTCACCCCATTTTGAATGGTGTCTTCAACTCTTTGGTGTTTCTTCCTGAAGTTCCTTCTGGTGCGTTTCACCCCATTTTGAATGGTGTCTTCAACTATCTGATGCAATGGATGATGATTTACCTTGATGTGTTTCACCCCATTTTGAATGGTATCTTCAACTCGTGTTGCGTTCTCTTTCCCTATATCTGAGGTGAGTTTCACCCCATTTTGAATGGTATCTTCAACTGAATCGGGTTGTTCAGAATAGTAAGTAGAGGTGTATCTAACCCCATTTTGAATGGTGTCTTCAACTATAATGCTCAATGGTTCCAACGTACGATTGGTGTGTTTTACCCCATTTTGAATGGTATCTTCAACTACACTATTAATACGGATAATCGCTTTATTGGTGTGTTTCACCCCATTTTGAATGGTATCTTCAACACCCATGCACATCCACGGATTACTTTCTTCGGTGTGTTTCACCCCATTTTGAATGGTATCTTCAACTCTTTTCTCAGCATTAGCATTTGTTATGCTGGTGTGTCTCACCCCATTTTGAATGGTATCTTCAACCACCTCAGGTTTAAGAAATCTTGACTCAAACCATTCGGTTATATATTCTTGATTTTCCATAAGATCTAAAGATATTCCCTTAAATAAAGATTTAAATAAATTGTAGTTATACCACAATGTTTTTTCTTTAGTAAATTCAACCATCCATTTTAATTCTTCGGTATTAATTAACCAAAAAGATCCATTATGGTTGTATATGTCCATGCCATTTGTGACATCATTAATGATCTCAAATAAACATTCTTTTCTTTTTATTTTTTTATAATCCATTTTCTAATGTATTTGGGTAATATAAAACTTATTTATATTTCTTAAAGATACTAAAAATTATTTGTATTTCCAAATAAAACCTTGTGACTTTTTATATCCTTTCCTTAAACAATTATTTATTGCTTTGTAAGATAATTCTAATTCTTTTGAAGCAATTAAAGCATTCGTCCATTCTTTAATAAATTCATTGTCTAATGAAAATTGTAAAACAGGTTTAGATTTAGCGTGAGGTAATCCGGTTCGTTCTAAATATCTTTTATAATTATTATTTTTACCCTTTGCGGATTCACTCATTTTAGTTTTTGTTTCGGAGGTCTTTAATTTACCCTTCCAAAATTCACTCATCTTCTTTTTTGTTTCATCGGTAATTTTTTTACCAAGAGCTGATTGACTCATTTTCTTTTTTGACTCTTCATTATGTTTCCTACCGTACCAAAATGGTTTTAATGTCCCATTCAAAACTAACTCATCATCTTTTGGTACTCTATAAACTTTACCATTTTCACCCATATATTGTCCCAAACCAACAGTTTTAAAACCAACATCAGGAATATGGGCATTCCTGTTTAATTTATCGGAAATATGTTCAATGATTAACTCTCGTTCATATCTAATACAATCTTCTCTATTAATAAAATCACATTTAATAATAGTTTTAATTAATTTTTTTTTATCTGTTTTCCAAGACCTCATAGACCCCATATAATAAACATCTTTAGTTGGTTCAACTTTAGATGTTCTACTACCAAAATAAAATTCTTTTGTTTTCGGTAATTCTAATTTATAAACATAATGATACATATCTTATAAATATATTACGACATCCAAAAGAAAAATTTAAATGTTATAAATTATAATGATTTAGGATAATATAATAATGTTGGGTTTTTTTTTACAATATCTATATCAGGATATACATTACTAAACTGCAAGACATCAAATCTATCGGTAATCAAATGATATCCGTTTTTGGTAGGGATTTCACTTATGATTTTATCTTTCCCAAAAGGAGCACAACTGTCAATTGCAAGTTTAACCTTTAATAACTCTTTGTTGTCCTTACTATCAACATCAACAATCCACCTCTTCTCGTTGGTCTTTATTTGTCCAACAACTGAGTCAAACAAACCTTTCTGAATGTGTTGTCCGTTTTTAATTCTTTCAGCCAAGGACATCATCATCTCCAATGAAACATCCTTATGGTTTTGTTTCTGAACGTGAATGTATGCACGAGCCTTAAACATCTCACAAAGTTGTTTAATCTCATCATATCGTTTCTCCAAGTATTCAATAGAATCAACACAATAAGTTTTGATGGTACGAACTGATTGGTGGTTGTCTCTCTCACCTTCAGGTTGATCTTTCTTACGTTTGAATACATACAACATATAGAAATCACCATCGTCAGTGAAGTTAAGTAATGGTTTTATAAGTTCAATATTGTTAATCATGTTTGTATTTCTATAAATAATATTTTACAAATATACAAATATTATCAGTACCAATCTAATTTATTTTACACTTTTTTATATATCAATCTATAACCATCGTAAATTTTAACATTTAAGTCATTTACCGTATTTAGGTGTCTACCAGGTGAAAACCAATATTCAAAACCTTTTTTTATGTGACTTACTGAAGAATATATAAAATTATCACCATCGTAAAAAATAATACTTAACTCTCTATCAAAATCTATATTACTTGAAATGTAATATCTATTTTCATCTAAATCTATTCTTGAGTTAAAAACATTATTTTGTAATGTTACAATTTCATTTGACAACTCACCTTTAGCCCCATGGAAAAATAATATGTCTCTTCTCTTTTCTTTACTAGGAACTCTAACATAAGATGTCACCTCTTTTTCATTCTCATAGTTTGATTCATAATATTCTTTAACATTATTAATATCATCAATGTTCATCTGTAAAAATGGTAATCTTTTGTTGTACTTGTATTTCCACAATAAAACATTCATGGTTGTCTCATCACTAAATGGATAGTAAAACTTAATTTCTTCAAGATCCAAATTAAATGCAAACTCGTTTAACCAATCGTATTCTTTGAGGAATTGTTTACAATTTTTATTGTAAACCATTACCGATGTAACAGAATAATGCGTTCTATTTTTTACCGGTATGTGGTTCATTTTCATTAATGGATATTCCAAAATATTTGTCTCATCAAAACCTCCATTGTGGAATGGATTACCTCTACCGTAATTTATTTGATATTCAAACAACCCCTGTTGGATTAACGGATAATCCTCAACCTGATCAAAATATTTAAATAGTCCAGATATATCACCTGTAGGTACCATATCAGAATCAATGTAGATTGCCTGATCTAAATTAAGATGCTCTAACGTATGTAATACTACCTTACTTTTGAAGAACACTGACTTAAACATATTCTTGTTGGATACATCATTTTTGTTTCCAACAAAACTCATATTGTTTTCAATACTTAATGATTCAACAGGAACCGTGGTTAAGTTTGGTATTTCAGAATTATATTTAAAATTAAGTGTGTATAAATAAAAATCTAAATTATTATGATATAGATTTAATGACTTAACTAAATTCAAAGAGTTCTGTAAATAATTCTCAGTACAATGAAGTATAATTGATATCCTATTTTCCATAAACTATTTTTTAATGAACCACCAACTGGCAAGAAACTCATCGGTTTTATTTACTTTATATCCGTTGTTAAGACAGAATTCATCCACTGCCGGGTTAACACCAAACATTCCTGTATATGTTGACTTCTCAGGTTGTCCATCAGGGAAAGTATATAAAGGTTGATCCTTTTCAATTTGACCCTCATAAAAATAATCAGATAAATAATCATGACCCATAATCAAACCACCCGACTTAACCTTAGGGTACCATAATCTAATATCTTCTTTAACTGCCTGATATGTGTGGTTAGCATCAATATACACAAAATCTAATGATTTATCCTCAATGAAATTACAAGCGTGTTCACCCTTCATTCTTAACATATAAGCACGATCTTCAAATCCCTTAATGTTATCCATAGCCTGAGAATATGCGTCAATGTGTTCTCTATGGTTTGAGACATCATCATACTCCTGATGAGGTAATTCTCTCCATACATCAACCATCAATAAGGTTCCACCCCAATTGTTTAATATTGTGTTCGCAAATTGCCCTTTGAAGGATCCTAATTCAACACCAATTCCATTTAAGTTATGAAACTTAATGAAATCACCAATCTGTTCTCTATTCGTAAAATTCATATTCTATTACTTTCCATTTTATATAATTTCAAACTTCATTCTCTAATTGTTTTTTTCTTAGTTCATCTCGTTTAAATTTCAATTCTAAATCTAAAGAAGATCTAACAGACCAAATTAAATTATGATCAACTTTATTACGACACATTTGACCCTCAAAATTAAGTATCAAACTTCTTACACCAAAAGTTTGTTCATATGTCTCACATGAATCAATTACTTTTCTTACCCATTTGTCTACGTCTCCGTAATGTTTACTTCTATTTTCCATAATTTATTAAATTTCCATTGTGGGTTTTAACCACATTAATTTGTTTTCAAAAATATATCTCTTTAACGTTGGGTAATCGTTTAACATATCCAAAGTCAACATGGTGTCGTGTTTGAAACATTTCAACAACTCCTCACGGATTCTTTCAGAAGAAACAACCTTCATCTTTGTTTCGTAATTGTAGTTGTTGATGTAGTAATCCAAGTGTTTCAAACTAAACCCTTTTGTGATTGCAAATCTAATTGCTCTTAAGACACGAAGTGGATCATCATCAAATGTTTGTTTTGTTGGTAGTGGTGTACTTAAAACCATCTTCCCTAAATCCTTCATTCCATCAAACAAATCTATAATCTCACCATCATCATCTTTTGCCATTGCGTTAACAGTGAAATCCCTACGTTCCAAATCATCTTTAAGGGTTCCTGGAACAACGATAGGTGTTCTTGTACCTTCCACATACCCAATCTCTTTACGAGCCATTACAAAGTCTGCAACACCTTGATATTTGTGATCCTTAGGGAACTTAGCTCTAACAGTGAAACAATCAGGAGTTGAAAGAAATATCTCAAACTTTTCATTAGTAAGGAATGTCTCCAAAATAACAAACATTTCATGAGCACTTTTGTACTTTTCCAATAACGTATCACTTGGAACCGCAACATAGTCAACGTCTTTAGATTGAAGACCTAAGATCTCATCTCTAACTTTTCCACCTACCTCATAAATTTTAAATAAACTCATATTACTTAGTTTCAATTATTGTGTACGTTCCTTCTATCAAACCCAAAGACGATTCTTCCTGAAATGTATATGTTTGACAAGAGTCCTTTGATGTCATTGGTCTTGTTAAATACCAAAGCTGAGTTTCTTTCCAAGTAATATTAACCAACTTTTGTCCTTTTGGTAATCTAAGGGTTCCATCCCCTCCAAAGTTTCTAACTCTTGAATTTTCTGTACAAGATGTTATCATAACACCCATTAAAATTGCTAAAAAAACTTTTTTCATTTTACTATTTTTTATTTAAAGATTTGTTAATTAAAGTATATGGTGGACTAATTCTTACCTGAGACCCGTCACTATTAAAGTAATATGCGGTATCACCATCAAAACTAATTGTGTCCGTTAACCATATCGCATCTCTCATTTGGTTTGAACCTGAAGTAGAAACATTAACTTTACCATGAATTTCATACTTATATTCTTTCATGGTACAGGAAGTTATACCCAATAACATAATAAACATTAATTTTTTCATAAATTTTATTCTTTGATTTTTTCGTGTTTTTCTTTAAACTTATTAAACAACTCAATTAACTCATCAAAGGAATCAAACGACCATCTTTCTGTTTCAATTACAAAGAAGTCACCACCACCACCGTTATCAGTTTTGATTGTTAAGAATTGATCTTCCGTACTAAGGCAGTCCGAATCTTGCGCAAACGTGAGTTTAAACTCCTGACTCAATATTTCAGCTTTTTTCACCATATCTTATTTTTATCAAAGATATGAATTATTTTTAGATAAACCTAATACTACCTTCAAAATTTTCAACCTCACATACACCTTCATCAATAGATAATATTCTATCAATATCCTCAGGGGTTAGTTTCAACTTATCTGGTCTTGCATGGATCTTAAAACTTTTTGTTAAGGTTAATTTTGGATCCTTAATCAAATTTAATACTGTTTCGTTTTCACACTTAACAATCATTGGATATTGTCCGTTTACCGTTACAATAGCGTCATCCCCAACAAAAATTTCTTCCGTTGATCCAAGATAAGGTTTCTCATCAATTACAAATAATTTTACTCTACTCATTTTTTTTTCTGTTATATATATGATTATGATTCCAATTACCACACTGATCACAAGATTCGTAATCCGTTGAATTCTCAACATCATACTCAAACTCATCTCCATGATTGAGAATCAAATGAACAATCTCTGTCCAATCATTCATACTTAATTTATTTTTTATTGATCTTAGGTTATCAATCAATTTATCCTGCAAATCATTTATTATCTCAGGACTCCTATTGTCGTACTCATGGATAAATAATGATTCATCATCTATCTCAACATCAACACCAAAACAATTTTCACTTAAACCAATCTTATTCATATCCTTAAATCATTTTTTGCGTTCATATCCATAATATAATTCTTTAAATTTTTAATTAAAGATTCAGAATCACATTTTTCGTACATACCAGGATATCTTTTTGATAATTCGTTTGTTTCCTCCATGTCACGACAACTTGTTAATATATCCAATAACATAGATCTTAACATATGTTCTTTATCGTATGAATCCTCAATCTTCCTTTGAAGTACCTCGTCTTCAAGTTCTCTTGTGTACTCAACAAGTTCTTGAACTTCAGGTTCATCCATTAGATGTTTATTATTTCTGAATATTTGATTTATGTTCTTCATAATGTTTATTACATAATGTTCTATACCAACCAATATCTGTTCTCATATCTCCCTTTTCCCCACAGGTTTCACAAATCTCATAACTTTGATTTTCAGCCAATGTTATTCTTTTAAAAATTTCATCAGATCCGGCATTGATGTAAAATCTTAACCCACCAAACTTTTCTTTAACCTGACATAATTGTTTGTCCCAACCAAGTTTTATTAGATCTTCAATCAGTTCTTTAATCAATGGGTACCATCCACTATCAACATCAAACACCTCGCAGTGTTTAATAGTTGGTCTGTCTGAGTAATACCCATTCTCAAGCCCGCCTATAGATTCAAGAAATTCATTCATTTCATCTTTACTCATCTCTCAGAAACTTTAATATTTTTTCTTTAATACTTAATTGTTTAATACCTTCACTACTTTTTGGAGTTAAAACAAAATTATCAATTCCCCAGTTTTTCCAGTCCTCACCATTCTTACCCATATTAAGATCGTCAACCGCAACCCAATGTGTTACTTCAGGGTGATCGTGTAGGTATTGGGTAATCTCAATAACACGAGTCATTTCCAAATTCCATCTTGGTGACCAAACCCAAACTTGATCGTTATACCAAGTACACTGACCAAGATTAGTAGTTACCGCAATTGGTCGTTTGATGATCCCCTGACTTTCGTAGTAGTCACCAAGTTCTTCAAGAGTTGCGTGTAATTTCCAATCAGACGATACAACAATTTCAGCACCTGTCTCTTCAAGGATCTCATTAAGGATTTTAACCGCTTTCTTATCAAAGTCATCAAATCTTACAGATACCGGAGCATCTTTACGTTCCTTACTTGAATCAGGATTTGCTGAACGATATTTCGCCCATTTCTTTGTTCGTCCACCCCAATTGTTGGAGAGACAAATTACACCATCGTTATCTAGAACTAATACTTTCATAATTACATTATTGATCCTTTAATTTTAAAAACATATTCAATCCATTCTTCAATTATCTCATATAAGTCATCTAACATTTCATCATCAATGTTTAACGCTTTACATATTGGTTGAACAAAATTTTTATATTCCAAATATATAACCTTTTCTTTTATGTTAAATCTAAAATAAATCTCACCTTCTTTATGATAACAAAGATTTTTTGGACTACACACTAATTCACCATAATGTGTATCTAAAAAATTTAAAATAACAAATATTTTATTTTCTCCTATCATTTATAAACTTATTAAATGGATGGTCCTTATCTTTATTAATTTTCCCCATAAAAACAGAGATTATTATGATTAACAAAAAAAGTATAAGTCCTACCATATTGCAAATATAGTGAATTAATTCCAAATAAAAAACCCCACCTGGTAAGATGGGGTTTAAAAATGTGTTAATATTTTACTTTTTACCACATATTTTCTTAACATCTTCGTCATTGATGGTTTTGTTCTTTGTTTTTTCTTCTAATGCCTTTTCCGTTTCTTCTCCGAACTTACCATCAACACCAACACCTAAACATTTTTGTAATTGCACTATTCTTGGTCCTTTACATCCTTTATGATATTCACCATTACAATTCACATACTCACTTTTTCCTGTCCCGTCATTACCACCACCTGATGAACTTGGATCACATTTCCAATCAGAGTTTTTATAATCTTCCACAGATTTATGACCACATTTTTTAGCCTTTACTAATAAATCTTCTGATTGTAAAACGTTACATTTAGGATCGTTAGGTATTTTTTTACAATATTTTTTTAAATTCTCAGCACATTCTTCAACGTGATCTTTACAATATTCTTCAGATTCAGTTTGTGCGTATTTTTTAGTCATATCAACTAATGGTTCAGCAATGCCTTCCCAACCATAATCAAAATCACCATTTAACGCCTCTAACAAAGATTCTCCAAATGTATTTTCATATTTTTCACCTACCGCACAAAAATCACCAGGACTTTTAAATGATTTGAATACACCGTAAACCGCTTCTTCATCTGTACCCAAACCTTCCATGGCATGATATAATATCCCTGAATTCTTTTTAACCTCTGTATCACTCATATATCTTTTCCACTTATCCTTGTCACTACTTGATTGACAAATATCAAATAATTTTTCAACCATACCCATTTTATCGTCTTTTGTGTACGCCCAAACACCTAAAGCCGCGATACTCGCAACACCAATTATTGCCCAACCAACAGGACCTAAACCTAAAAAAGTAGCCGCAGCCGCTGCCGCTTCACCACCACCAACCGCAGCGGCCGCTCCTGCCCCTACCGCGACCTCAGTACCTACCACCGCCGCAGCTTCCGCTCCTCCTACCACCGCCGCAGCTTCCGCTCCTCCTACTACTGCCGCGGTTTCCGCTCCTCCTACTACCGCCGCAGTTTCCGCACCTACCGCCGCAGCTTCTGCTCCTACCGCAGCTTCCGCTCCTACCGCAGCTTCCGCTCCCGCAACTTCAGCACCTACCGCAGATTCGGCTCCTGCAACTTCAGCACTTGACGCAGCATTTTTTCCTATACCTGTGACTGATTTTACTACTTTACCTCCTCCAACAGTGTTTGTTGCAGTTTGAACGTTTTTATTAGACGCAACATCTTTTACCGCATCAATAACCTTTTCAGGTTTATTAATCCATTTTGAACCTTTAGGTGTTTTTCCTTTATCAACGGCAGAATCAAAAATATCACCATCTGGTGTCCTAAATCTTCTTGGTTTACCATCTGAAGTCCCATAAATATTAGTACCGGAATCACTATCTAAACTTTTTAATATATCAGCATAACCTTCATAACCTTCTTGTTCATTTAATGTCTTAGAACGATCGTAACCCATAAGGTTTTTAATCCTATTTAACTCCTCAAGTATAAGTTTTTTATCTTTCATAAAATGTTTTTAATATAAATATGTGATAAAATAGAAACCCCCATCAAAATGAAGGGGGTTTTATAATTTGTTTTACCATTTACTCACATCTGTAAGATCTAAAGTTGCATTTGCTAATTTACTATAGACCTCTACTATTTGTCCAATACCATTTGAGGTGAATTTATATTCATACTGACCATATTCACCGTAGATAACCTTTATGTGTTCTTTCCACTCATCCAATTTTTTAACCTGATCATCATCTAATGTAAATGTTTTCATATTATATTTTTTTAAATTGGTAAATCATCACCAACCTCAATAGGGTTTCTTGGTCTTAATGTCTGTAATCTTTGTCTTAAATATTCTAACCCTTCATCTTGAATAATGCCCAGGTCATTGGTTCTTTCTTGTACATGATTTATTATCCCCTCCCCCATCATTTCTACCGGTATTGGTTCTTCACGACCAACCATTTCTTCTTCCGGCTCCTCATACCCACGATATTTTTTTAACTTTTCCAATTCACTTTCACTAAATAACTTATAGTTAAAATTTTTATCTTTAACATCAGATTTTATTTCACTAAACAACTTATGTAATAATTCAAACGGAAGTCCTGTCTCCATTGAATCTATTCTATCATCTTTTTGATCGTAGATATGAATTTGTTGTTTACCATGGAAAAACCCAAATTTAAAATTATTTATTTTATCAATTACATATACAAGTACTCCATCTCTTGAGTGATTATAAAAGTAACTAGGGTCATGAACTGAAGCAGTACACCATTTTGTTTGATACCCATAAGATACAGATGCTTCATATGTTAATGGTTTAATACATAAATATTGATCATCCTCATAAACAACTTTTACTTCTTTTTTTGCCTTTTTAAATAGATCACGATTCTTAGCCATATACACCTCACTTGAGACCATATCCCAACTATCGTATTTACTAATGTCTTTTTCATTAGTTAAACCTCTCTCCATATAGTCACAAAACTCAACAAATAAATTCATCTCATCCCAACCATACAGGTGTCCAATCAATCTCTTTGTCATCCAACTATCAAAACTATTATCACCTAAAACCTCATCAAGTTTTCTTTCTCTTGGTGACGCTTCTTTAAGTACATATTTCGAATCGTTGTTAAAACTTTTTATAAGTATTTTAACCAAAAATTGAGTGTATTTTTTAGTACTACTAGTATCTAGTTTACCCATCAAATCAATTAAACTAATATTAACTAATTCGTTTTCTTTTTTAATTTTTTTAATTCCCATTTTCTATATTTTTTTCTTCTAATGATGTTCCAAGTATATATAATTCAAAAACTATTGTTATTACAATTTGAAAGAATCCACTGAATAACCACCAATTAAGTGGATTGTAATCTTTTTCAATCCATATCATAATGGCGTAAAATAAAAGGTTCTTTGAAAAGAATGCAAACGTGTTTAACTCCTGTTTCATTATAAAGGTAATCTATCTGCAATTTTCTTAATCAATTCTTCCTCTTCGTTTGTTAATTGATGATATGAGTTCCATATCTTGGTTAAGTTGTCTCTCAACTCTTCTTCACCTGGCGATTCTTGTTCTCCTCTAACTACTTTACGTATATTAGGATTTATATGTTCATCTAAAATACCATCATCATATAACAATTCCGCCATACCCATTTTATCTTGACGATCCATTTCGTCATAGATATCATCTAAATCAATATTAACATTTATCCAAGCCATCTGTTATTTTTTTAATAATAAGTAAAATTATTCATACTTCCAAATAAATCCGCCCGATTTTTTTGTTTTATTTGATAAATTAGATTTAATATCACCTTTAATATTATTGTCCTTCATCCAATTAAAGGCATCAGTCATACAATCATATTTTTTTAAAAAATTACCATCTAAATCAAATTGTAGAACACATTTACCATTTCTCTTTTTTGACTCCGATCGTTTTTTTATTAAATCATCACTTTGTTTTACACCTTTTAAAGGGCTTACATATCCCTCAGGAATGTTTTTAGGTGTTCCCTTTCTTAACCTATTTCTTTCCGATAAATCTGGTCTTGGTATGCCTATTTTAGATAATGCGGTTTTTGGATTTGGTTTTCCTTTATTATGAGCAGGACGACCTTTGTATTTTTTTGAGATTAACTTTGAGAACTCGTTTCGGATCCTTTGGTATTGTCTTGAGTTTACTTTATATCTCATACCATTCCTATCTTGGTTACACATACCCCATAACGCAAATTTCAATTTGTATTCATCAGGATGTATCTCACAAAGTAATAAATGAGCAATAAAATGTTCCTTTGCTGTTAATAATACAATGTTTGGGTGTGTTTTCCACTCTACAGTTTTTCCTTCACCACCCAAACATTTTGGGATTATGTGGTGTGATTCATAGTATACCCCACAATTTTTAATTCTATTTTCACTCTTCGCCCTCAGGATTATCTGGTCGTACACTTTTTTGTAGTTCATAATATTTCTCCATAGCAATTTTATTTATTCGTTCTTTGTTACGATGGTAATACTGATTAGCCCATTTTTTTTGAGCCTCTTTTTTCTCCTCTTCCGTTTTGTATTTTTTTAATCGTCCCATATAATATAAATATATTACTAATAGAAAAAAACTAATATAAATTAATATATTTTAATGTGAATCACCGTAATTATTTTTCTCACTTGCTATCAAATAATCAGGGTTAATGATTTTAGCAATTTTGTGTCTACTACCATCCAAAGATTTAACAACAACACCTTCGTGAGGAACTTTAGTCCCTTGAATATAGTTACCGAACACGTATTTATCTTGTTTTTCTTTTGACCAAGGACCTGAATATAATGTTTCAACCTCATCTAATTCTAAACATTGGAAGTGTGTTGTTTGACTTAAATTATCTTCATAATGTCCATCAACCTCAACATCAAAACCAGCAAAACGAATCTCCGTTAAACCATAATCATAATTCTTTTGGATTCCGTGTCCGAAGATCTCACCATAGATAATAAAACCAGAACCTATCCCATCAGGTGAATAAACATCTTTAACGTGATCCCAAAGTTTTCTACGAATATCGTATTTTATTGCTATGTCTTCCCACACATTTCTATCATAAAATCCTTGTGAATCAGAACCTTTTTCTACATTATGGCTACCCACAACATATTCATATCCAATCCATTGATTACCAAACCATCCACGAATCTTATCTAAGAATGAAAGTTTTTTCTTCCTTACAATTCCGTAACGAGCATTGGTCCCGTGTAATTTACGAGTAATACATACCTCATCGTCCTCATTAAACATATCCGGTACATTTTTCATATTTGGGAATTTGTAGTAAACGTGGAAGTTAGGGTTTTGGTGGTACTTGAATTTTCTACCCCCAACACTCATCTCAACCATCTTAACTGGTGGTTCGTATTTGGTGATACCTAATAGTTCCATTAAATCTTCTCCTTCTGTAAGAGTGGGGTATTTTCTTAAAGCAGGAATAGTATTCTTACTCATAATTAAACACTCAGAGTAAACTTTACGAAGTTTAACGGTACGAACTCTTTGACCTTTTCTTAGGTAATTAGTTACACCCATTAAATCAGATAATTCAACGGGGATTACCGCATCGGTAGTTGCAACAACAACCTTATCACCAACACTGTATTCACCTTTCTTAGTAATGGCTTGCCAACCACCAACCAATGCAAGTTCAATGTTATCCGCACCTTCTATTGGTATAATCTCTCCGATTATTCCAACATAACATACACTATTTAAATTTTCCATTTCTTATTTTTTAATTAATATCATACAATCCGTTTTTTTGATCCTCTTCCATCATTTTTATCAAAAGAGCCTCTCTACTATATTTTCTAATTAACTTGAACGTCTCTTTGATATCTGTAAAATCAGATGGTGGTGTATCGTTTCTCACAGGAAGAAAAATTATAGTAAATCCGTGATTTCCCGCAAACTTTTCTTTTACTCTGATACCACAGATTTCATCAATATAAACCCACGGGTAATTACCTGAAAGTTTAACTTCAATTCCAATTTTTTTCAATCTTTCAACAAACCTTGTGATCTTATCACCGGTTTTCTTTACATTAGTTTCTGTTTCCATTTCTATATAAGTTCCAAATTTAGTTTCTCTCTTCTTTTGATCCATAACATTCCAATTTTTTATTAGTTATATTCCACAAATCTTTTTTTCCTTCCGTCATATGACAATTATGTTTCTTTCCCGTTCTTTTACCAAACTCTACAATCATATCATTATGTCGGTTACGAATGGTATGAGGACATTCTTTACAGGGTTTTTTCATTTCTTATCTAAGATTGAATCAACATATTCTTTTGCATCTTTCAACTTTTCAAAGTCATATTTAACATCATTAATGTTAACAACATATGATTGCCACTTAGTGAATCTCTTATCGTCTTTCTGAAATGTGCGCGGGTCTCTACGTCTGAAATAATCTTTGACTTTTGATCCTTCAAACTTTGTGATTATTACACCACGATATTCCCTTTTAGTTTCTTTAGTTGTCCACATAGAAACAAAGGTAATAAATTAATTTGGATTTGACAAACTATTTTTTGAATTTAAATTCGGTTTCTATTTTTCTTTTACCGTATTTTTTTTCCATCAGTTGTTGATGAAGTTCCCAATTGATTATAGATTCATTCATTGGTTGATCGTCTTCTGCCATTGCGTAAAGTTTACCTAGTTTTTTAATAATTTTGTTTGCGTCGTCAGATAATTGTTTACATATATCTTTAAAGAACATAATAGGATCATCATCATACTTTGTCAAATAGTTGATGAATTTTTGTCTTACTTTTTGTAAGTTTTTTTCTTCTTCATCTTGCGGAAGTAATCCACCACCAAATGCATTATTAAATAAAGCCCTAATACCATATCTGTCTAAAGGTGTTGATGTCATTTGATCAAATAACTCAACGTTATTATTCACCAAGTTCACATAAACTAATTTTAATGTTATTTTAATCTTTTCGTCTTCAGTTAAATTTTCATTATATTGTCCAATATGTTTAATTAACGCATCCACTCTATCCATTTGTTCTTTTAAACCATCAATTAACTTTTCAAAACTATAATCCCTAATTTCTAAAATCTCTTTAAATGATCTGTCTTCTTTAAGGAAATTTAAAAACTTAGATTTTAAAATTTTCCTTTGTCTCATTCTTGACGCAAGTTCAGTTGGTCTAACTAAACTTTCGGCAACTTGCATAAAATAATTGTACCTCATAAACTTATGGTCAATCTCAGGTATTCCAAACCTTAAATTTCCTTTAGAGTAAGTTTGGTATTGAGCGTCTTTACCAATTAAATCAAATTGTTTTTTCTGTTTGTCGTACTTATGTTTTAACTCATGAGCCAAAGTGGATTCAGTTTCAACACGATCTTGTGTAAATCTTTCATATAAATCTTCAGGTTCCCATTCATTACCAACGACAAATGTTATATGTAATTCTATTTCAGTATCTAATAACTGAACTTTTAATTGTATTTTTCTATTATAATTAAAATTTTGACCCATAGCCATAGATGCAAGTTCAGCCTTCCCATCATAACCTGGAATATGCTCAACATTAACATGAAGATCAAGTGAATCAATCTGATAATCCGAAATAGTTAAATCAACACTTTGGTTAAAAATATATTCGTCTTTTTTATAATCAATTCCCTTAATTAAATTTTCAACTATTTCATATAAATCTGATGCAGTATCTAAAATACCTTCAGGAACCCCTAACGCTTCGTTAAGTATTTTGTATTGTGTTTCTGTTAATATAATCTTCATACATATAAATATGTTGGAGTTGTAATTTAACCCACAACCCCAACAATATCATCTAAATGGTGATCATCGTTCATCTCAGAGACAATATTTCTTTTATCCATCATGTGTACAATCTCGGTAATACTATATGGTTGGAGGTTGTTTCCATCCACACCAACGTCCAATCTTTTACCTTTACCCCATTTTCTACTTGCCGGTAAGTGAACGTGTCCGTGAAGGTGAACCACCCCTTTATTAAGACCATTCCAACTTTCAAATGGATAGTGAGTCATCACAAAGTTTTCTCCACCAATGTTAACCTGTAGGTAATCACTAACAGATAAGAACATATCTTTAATGCCATCTCTATTGTTTTTGATATGGTGATCGTGATTACCAAGAACCAAGTGAATGTTTTTACATACCAATCGGTCCAAGAAGATTCTAATAAACTCAAAACCACCAAAAGCAACGTCACCCAACATAATTAAAGTGTCGTCTTGACCAACTTTAGAGTTGATGTTATCAACCAATGCGTTATTCATTAGTTCTAACGTTGGGAAATTTCTTGTACTATGGTCTGGCACTTTCCCATCAGTAGTTCTCCAATCAGTTACACCTCTACAAATGTTTTTATGGTTGTAGTGGGGATCTGATGTGACCCACACTCTACCTGTCGTTAATATTTTATCAAATTTCATTTCTTAAATTTTAATTTCAAATCTATCTTTCATTAACTGTATCTTATCTTCAGGGACTCCGTGTTGATTAATCCCACCATGTCTATTCTCAACAATCAAACAAAACACTTTATAATCAAATATTTCCGCCATATCAAAATACGGTTTCATTTCCCATTCTTGAGTAAATGTGTTTGAAACAACAATTACGTTATTAATATTTGCGGTATGATTTAATATCATCGCAGTATTAACACTATCTTGACACCACTTATGTGCTTCCTTTATTTTGGTGAAGTCAAATTTATATTCACCATTATCCATAAAGAACATATCAGTCTCAAAATGAGCACCACCTAATGATTTAGCAAACGTAGATTTACCTGATCCAGGCACACCTCTAACAATATATAATATTTTTTCCATAACTTAATTTTTTACCCAACCAGATTTATTGTCAGGGTTAACTTTTATCAAACCTTTCTTTAACAAGTCATACGCAATGTTCCAAGCCTTATACCCAATAACCTTGTCATATCCTTTTTTATCTTTAGTATCTAACAAAATGTGATCAAAAACCCAAACAACCCCTTCTTTTTCCAAGAGTTCCATAAATAATTGTTCTTTCTTTGTTAGTTTCATACCACAAATATAACGCTTTAATTGGAATATACAAAAAAAAATATCATAAAAAAAGGGAGATCTCTCTCCCTTAATAAATTTTTAGTTTTAACTATTAATATATTCTTACATTTCCTCCCGGTGTTGATACCTTTGGTTCTTCAGCTCCTCCCCCTCCAGTTGAAGATCCACCTGTAAGAGCCATCATAATTTGATTTCTTGTATTTTGATCTCTTTTACAATCGACGGTTAATCCCGCATCTTTAGTGTTATTTAAATATTGTTTTACTTGTCTTAAAGCATCACACATTTCTTTTTTACGTAAATCTCTTTGTCTTTGTCTTTCAGGATCTACATTACCTCCTCCTCCTCCACCACCACCTACTACTCCACTTCTTCTACCTCTACCACCTGTACCACCTGTACCACCTGTACCACCTGTACCACCTGAACCACCTGAACCACCACCTCTAATAACCTGGTCAGTACCCTCTTTTGCGTCTTCACCAAATAAAACTTTTTGTGTTGATCCACCACCACCAACGTTTTTATATTCAGCATCAATCACTACATTATATTCATCTAAAACATTTAAAATTTTAAAGTACCCATTATTATCACTTAGTTGTGTATCACTAGTATTAGGAGATACTTTAATCCATTTACCTTCATCCTTTGTCGTATAATTATGTTTTCTACCCGAATACTTTATAGGTGATGCAGCATCATAAGCCATAATTTTTTTAAATGTTAACTCATCAACATCACCCGTATCTTCCAAGTTAGTATCTTTTTGTTGGAAAGCTAATACCGCTTTTTGCGTTTCAGGACCATAACCACCTT